ATGGCGCTGCACTACGCGCTGGTTCAGAAGCACTCTACAACGAGCCTGACACCAACTTCTCTGGTAACTCACAGGGTCCTGCAGCATACAACGACCCCGTTTCTCCTCTTGGAGACGGTGGTGCAACTGATGCTAACCCTGCACTGCTTAACGACGCTACAGGCGGCGGCACAACTGCTGCTAACTACGAGCGCCAAGCAGGCAACATCGCTAGAGAAGATGCAGAAGCACTAGGATCGGGTTCAACCCTATTCAACGAGATGAGCTTCAGCATCGAGAAGACTTCTGTTACTGCAAAGACTCGTGCTTTGAAAGCAGAATACACTCTAGAACTTGCTCAAGACTTGAAAGCAATTCATGGTCTTGATGCTGAGCAGGAACTTGCTAACTTACTGTCTAGTGAGATCCTTGCTGAAATCAACCGTGAAGTTGTTAGAACCGTTTACACTGTCGCTAAGTCTGGCGCACAGAACAACGTTGCTAACGCTGGCGTATTTGACCTCGACGTTGACAGCAACGGCAGATGGTCTGTTGAGAAATTCAAGGGACTTATGTTCCAGATTGAAAGAGATGCTAACGCTATCGCGCAGCAAACTCGTAGAGGAAAGGGCAACTTCATCATCACTTCTGCTGATGTAGCTTCTGCTCTTGCCATGTCTGGCACACTCGACTATTCCTCAGGTCTAAGCGGCGCTGGTGGTCCTTCCATCGGTGAAGTTGATGACACAGGTAACCTACTTGTAGGTACAATGAACGGACGCATTAAGGTCTTTGTTGATCCTTACTCTGCTAACGTTTCTAACACCCACTACTACGTAGTTGGTTATAAGGGTTCTTCACCTTATGACAGTGGACTGTTCTACTGCCCATACGTTCCCCTACAAATGCTCAGAAGCATTGACCCTAGCACCTTCCAGCCCAAGATTGGCTTCAAGACACGCTACGGTATGGTTGCTAACCCATTCGTTGTACAGAGCAACGGCACACCTGATGCCGAGGCACTTACACACAACCGCAACCAGTATTACAGACGTGTTCGCGTTGCGAACCTCACCTGATACGGTTACGAAATCAACACAGGGACCCTACGGGGTCCCTTTTTTTATGCTTAAATAGGAGTAGTATCGATTAATTATTATGCCTCGTGGTAGCTTACGTAAAACAGACATGCTTGCAAAGGTATATAAATTAAAAACTGAATTGTATGATAAAGATACTAGTTCTAGTCTAACAGGTCAGACAGGTCAGTGGTATGACGGTGCTCATAATTCCCTAGATAAGGTATTAGATATCATAAACGAATATAGTCAATGAATCAATCATTAATATTATTATTATGTTTGTCTCCACTAGCAACAATTTTTATTATAATAAAATTTGTTGTTTGGATATCAGAAACAAAATCATTTAGATCAGAGACTGAAAAATTAAAACGTATGCAATATGGACCGTATGAAGTATGGGACGAAGAGGAGGAATTAGATGAGTGGTGATATTGGATTACATGAACAACCAATTGTTTTTTATCATAAACAAATGACCGAAGCTAAAAAAATTGTTTTAGAATCAAGAGGAATTAAATTAGCTTACTTAGATAATAAAAATATTAAGGATGTTACAAACTCAGACACAGACTGGGAAGACTTTTGGAACAATGAAGACCAACCAGACTAGCTACACAAAAGAAGAAATTGACATACTGATTGAACAAGCAGTAGAGAAAGCAGTTAGTGAAGCTAGAAAGATAGACGAAGATTCAATGGCGAAACATAATCGGGACGCTACTGTTATTAGTATGATCTTAGGATTCACAACTCTTGCATTATTTGTGGATGGTTTACTTCGTCTGCTTGGTATTATCCCACCTTTCATGCACATAGATGTAGACTTGTTAGATAAAATTGTTAGTAGAGTCGAGTCTGATGTTATCGATAAATTAAAACAAGTTCCTATTCAAAGAGTATTTCAACGTTAATTTAACAACCCATAAATAGTTATAGCTTGGGAAGTTGATATGTCTGCTGAATGGTATAAAGAACAACCTAGAAATAGGAACTTCTTAAACCCTATTGGTTATCTCCTTAAACTAGAGAAGTTTGATGGAGTAGATTTCTTTTGCCAATCAGCAAATGTCCCCGATGTTAACATGCCTACCATTGATGTAGCAAGTCCTTTTAGGAATTTGCCTATCGTACCTGGCGGTGGTGTTAACTTCGGGGATTTTGTCGTGCGTTTTATTGTTGACGAAGATCTAGTTAATTATAACTCTATTCATAAATGGATGAGAGATAATGGCAATGCAGATCAGATGCAACGAACAACAAATGAATTAGATATCTATACTAACGCACAATTACATATCACTACTTCACAATACAACCCAGCATTTGTTGTAGAGTTTAGGGATATATTTCCTGTATCTTTAAGTAACCTACAATTTGATGCTACAATAACTGATGTGGAATATATTACTGCGGAGGTGACATTCAAGCACCAGCAGTTCTTCCTTCGTGATAAAACAATGAAACTTTTATGAATTTTGATTCTCTTCGTAATAAATTTGAACAGTTAAGAGCAGATTGGGCGGAAGATTCTGCAGTTGATTTTCAGTTCAAGAGTAAACAGTATACCACAGACTTAGGACAATTAGCTCTTAACATCCCATTTCAACATAATAAATACTTAAACCATTACACTGACATCTCTCAGATCAAAGCTTCACTTGAATTTGAGATCCGTAAATTGGTTAGGGAAAAGCGTGAGTATTACTCTGGAGAGGCAGACGCTAAAGTTTACGCCGCTAAACCATTTGGATCAAGCATTAAGACTTCCGAGAAAATGAAAACATACCTTGAGAGTGATGATGAGATCATTAACCTTGAGGCAAAAATCAAGTATCTAGATCAGATGTTGTACTGGTTAGATCAAGTCATGCGTCAAATTTCTAATAGAGGGTTTCAGGTCAAGAGTGCTATTGAGTGGGAGAAATTTGTTAACGGACAATGATGACAACTCTCAGTATTAAAAAAAAGAACGAAGTTTACATTACAATTAATTCAAAGGAACCACATGTTCATCAAGAACTGTCAGACTACTTTACCTTTGAAGTTCCTGAAGCTAAGTTCTTAAAAAAGAATCCCAGATACAAATACTGGGACGGAACTATTCGTTTGTATTCACCAGGTACAGGTGAATTATATCATGGTCTAAGAAAACACTTAGAGACATGGGCATACGAAAGACAATATAAAGTTGAGTATGAAAGGAATGATTGGTATGGAGATGTTGAAGACCTAAACGGTTTTGTTTCTCCTGCTGGTGTAAAGACATTCATGGATAAAATTGTCCGTGGTGATATTCAACCTCGCGACTATCAATATCGTGCAGTCTACGAAGCTATAAAAAATAATAGAAAGTTACTTCTTTCTCCTACGGGATCTGGGAAGTCTCTTATGATTTATTCCCTCGTCCGATACTATACTGCTACCAACAAGAAGACGCTGATCATCGTCCCTACTACGTCCTTGGTAGAACAGATGGTCAATGACTTTAACGATTACGGGTGGAATGCTGACGATCATGTGCATAAGATATATTCAGGCAAAGATAAGAATACTGACAAACCAATCATTATTTCAACCTGGCAATCCATCTACAAGTTTCCAAAAAGATACTTTGATGATATTGATTGTGTTATCGGAGATGAGGCACACCTATTTAAGTCGAAGTCCCTCACAGGAATCATGACTAAGCTACACAATGCCAAGTATAGGTTTGGTTTTACTGGAACCCTAGACGGGAGTAAAACTCACAAGTGGGTGTTGGAAGGATTGTTTGGTGATTGTGAACGTGTAACTAAAACAGATGATTTAATCAAATCTGGTTATCTCTCTAAGTTTAGAATAAAAATACTTTTGTGTAAACATGCTCCGCAACACTTTGAATCATATCATGATGAGATGGAATATCTCGTAGAACATAAAGGAAGAAATAATATTATTAAAAACCTAGTTAAAGACATTGAGGGTAACACCCTAGTGCTATTTAACTATATTGAAAAGCATGGGGAACCACTTTATGAGTTGATAAATAATACCATAGACCCAGAACGAAAATTATTTTTTGTTCATGGTGGTACTGATGTAGAAGATAGAGAAGCTGTTCGTCAAATTACCGAGACGGAAAATAACGCTGTTATTGTTGCTTCTTACGGAACCTTTTCTACAGGAATTAATATTAAACGATTACACAATATTATATTTGCTTCCCCAAGTAAGTCACGCATTCGTAACCTCCAATCAATTGGTCGTGTACTTAGGAAAGGTGAAGGTAAAGATATTGCAACTTTATACGATATCGCTGATGACATTGGCGGTCAGAATTATACGCTTCGGCACTTGAATGAAAGAGTCAACATTTATAATGATGAAAATTTTAAGTATGAGGTAATAAAAGTAAACCTTAGAGCAAGTTAAATATGGAAGAAGAATTCTATGCAACAATAAAATTAACAACTGGAGAGGAGATAGTATCTAAAGTCTGCTACTTAGAAGATGAAGACAAAGTATTATTAGAAAACCCTCTCCAAGTTCTAGCTGCAAAACAAAAGAAAGGTCAATTAGAAGTATCTGGTTTTTCTTTTAGTGAATGGATCAGCGCCTCGTTTGATAACATGTTTATTATTAAGCGTGATCATATCATGACTATGACTGAAATTGATCCCATGATTCAAGACTTCTACGAAAAAACTTTAGAGAGGTTAGAAAATGGA